CGGTTCATTACAGTGGATGGCCTAATTGGTGCAGGTAAAACCACACTTATTAACCTACTTATTAAGAAATATACAGATAGTGGCATACGAGTGCATGCAATATATGAACCGGTGGATGTATGGCAGCAGGTAGGGGCTCTTGCCGAGTTCTACAAGGATATCCCGGCCAAGTGTTATGAATTCCAAACGTTTGTTTATATCACCCGTATACAACGTGTCATTAACGAAGTAATCGCGAATCCTACTGCCGATGTATACCTATTGGAACGTAGTGTGTTTACAGACCGCTATATATTCGTTGAACTACTACGTGAATTGATGGGCACTGTCCGGATAGAAATGTATGAAACCTGGTGGAATATGTGGTCTTCACTCTTGGATATCAAAATCACCAAATGGGTCCTCCTAGATACATCACTCAATGAAAGCCTTAACCGGATTTCGGCACGTGCCCGTGGTGAAGAACACGGAATTACTACCGAATACCAGTCTAGTCTATTGGAGAAACATCGCGAATTCTTTAATCAGCTTAAAGCCGCAGGAGAATCGACATGTGTGATTCCGTCTGAGCTGATGGATGCCAATTTCCGTGAGGAGAATAGTGAGGTATTGGATAATATTGCCAATATGATTATTTCACCGGATTCTCAATCCCAGTCTGATAATTAACTCTGCTTGGCTCTAGCTACGTTTATTTTTGGTTGGATAGATATTTTTAATAAGTAAGCAATATTATTACCTACCGTATATTATTCTTGGCTAGAATGACTGATACACTACACCTGACCACACCTGTAACCCTACAGGAATTTAGCCCTGCTACCATGCAAACTGCGCGGTCATCTGTAATAATTGGCAAACGCAATACTGGTAAAACTACATTAATTAAAGACCTTATTTCTAAGACATGCGCGGATATACCACATGGAACTATTATAACACCTACAGACAAGCTGTTATATGAAGGAGTGGTGCCTGCCGAACAACTACATGAATCATATAGTGCGGACACAGTGCTAGAAGTCTTAAAACGCCAAACCAATATTGAAATTGAAGACCGACGGGCATATTTCGTATTGGATAACTGTATGTATGATACCTCATGGACTAAAGACCCAATGTTATTGAGTTTAGTATTATTTACACAATCCTATCATCTTACGGTGTTCTTGTCTATGGCTTATGCTCTAGCCATGCAACCAACGATGCGTGATAATATTGATTATGTGTTCATATTCAGGGAGCCTATAGAACAAAACCGGAAGCGTTTATATGAATTTTATGGCGGTATGTTCCCGAGTTATGACGTTTTCTGTGCAGTTTTGGATGCTTACACCATCGACCACACTTGTTTAGTGATTGATAACACCACCCAATCCACGCGGCTAAAAGACCGGGTATTTTACTACAAAGCGTCCACCTAATTAAGCAGCGCGCGTTTATTTTTTGTGTGTTCGGTATCAATATAAATTAAAATCGCATAATATACTATAATATATAACCCAATTTAATAATCCAGCTTAAAGGATTTCCAAATGGCAATTAATCTTAAGAAATTCGACCCGTCCCGTATAGCAAAAGGTAGTGTAGTGGTGCTTATCGGTAAGCGTAATACCGGTAAAAGTTTTATGGTCCGCGATTTACTCTACTATAAACGTGACATCCCAGTAGGGACTGTTATTAGTGCGTCCGAGAGTGCCAATTGCTTCTATGGCGATATGATGCCTAACCTCTTTATTCATGATGCTTTCAACCCAGAAATAGTGAACTCACTGGTAAAGCGTCAGACCCTAGTTGTAAAAAAGTTGAATATGGAAGAAAAGCAGTATGGCCGCAGTAATATTGACCCATGGGCATTCCTTATACTCGATGACCTTATGTATGATACATCCTGGTTAAAGGACGAGAAAATCCGTATGTTATTCATGAATGGCCGCCACTATAAAATTCTGTTCTTGATCACTATGCAGTATTCGCTGGGTATTCCGCCCCCACTCCGGTCCAATGTGGACTATATATTCATCTTACGTGAGAATATCGTATCTAACCGTAAGAGGCTTTATGAGCACTATGCCGGTATGTTTCCCACATTCGAGATATTCTGTCAGGTAATGGACCAATGCACAGAGAACTTCGAATGCCTGGTGATTGATAATACCACTAAGTCCAACCGGATTGAAGATATGGTTTATTGGTATAAAGCTGATGACCATGACACATTTAAGATAGGCGCACCGGCATTTTGGGAATACCATAGTAATAACTTTAGTAATTCGGCGACGGAACACGAACCGGATTTAGTGGAAGCCGCCGCTGCCAAACGCAAGAAGAATAGTTTACAGGTTAACGTGAAGAAAACGTATTAATTCCATAATTTAAAATTATTTATTCGTTTTTAAATTTAATACCTTAACCCACGGCTAGACCCTCTCTGTATATACTCCATGACTGATTCAATAACAAGTTCCCTAATCGGTCAAACTCCGTTGCTTAACGCTAGTGGATGTATGTGTGATACGAAAGCCAAACTCACTGTCCTTCACACCGAGTCTCTAGCCAGTGGCATATGTTCTAAATCGGCAACTCCGAAACATAGACCAGGAAACCCTGACCCTCGTTACTGGGAATCACCCAGCGGAGAACTAACCATAAACTCAATGGGTCTACCTAATCTTGGAATAGAATACTATCTTGATTGGTATAAATCACTTGGTCATCCAGTAAAGGGCGGAAAATGGCGATGTGTGAGTATAGCCGGGCTTACTCTAGAAGATAACCTATCTATGCTTGGTCTGATCTATAACCCGCTCCATGGATATTATCAATATATAGACGCTATTGAATGGAATCTGAGCTGTCCCAACCTAAGCTGTCATGGTATCCTAGCATATGACTTCCCGGCCATGGACACATACCTACAACGGCTAGAATCCAATATACACAAGCTGGCAAACCCGCTCAATCATAAACTAACCCATATACTCAAACTTCCACCCTATTTTGAACCACACCACTTTACACAGGTTGCGGCATGCATTCGTAAGTATCCAGTATTCAGAGCAGTAAATACGGTGAATTCCATACCTAACGGGTTAGTAATTGACCCTATTACAGAGACTACAGTTATTTATCCTAAGAATGGCTTCGGTGGGATTGGTGGCTCGGTTATCAAGCCGACGGCTCTAGCCAATGTCCGAGGTCTTTATTTGGCGTTTAATAATCCGGATGTGTCGATAGGCGGCAGCCAGAAAATAATTATCATAGGGACGGGTGGTATCGTTAGTGGGTTAGATGTGTTCGAGTTTATACTTTGCGGTGCCGATTTGGTATCTATTGGTTCTCAGTTAATGATGGAAGGTCCTGACTGTTTCGCGCGGATTAACCAGGAACTATGCGAAATCATGCAGGAAAAAGGCTATACCGGACTTGATGACTTCCGAGGCAAACTGAAAACCGCCACCTCGCATGAATGACTATGAATTAATGAGCATAAAGCCCGTTCACTGTCGGGAAAATTGTTTTTTTGGATAAGTAATCTCGATTATACAATTCGTAATACGATTATCGTTATTTACTGCCATACAATCTATCTATTAATCCAAACTATAAATCAATTAAATCCAGCGAAAAATGACTGAAGCACTCAACTTTGCAATGGACTTTCCCACAATGGAGAATGAAGTATTGGCCAAATGGGAGCAGGAAGGCACATTCGCAGCCACCCTGGAATCCAGCAAGCATCGCCCACAATTCAACTTCTATGACGGGCCGCCTTTCGCCACTGGTCTTCCCCATTATGGCCATATGTTGGCCGCCACCATTAAGGATGCCATTTGCCGTTATCAAACGCTCAATGGTCACCATGTCCCGCGAATCAACGGATGGGACACTCACGGCCTACCCATTGAACAACTTGGAGAAAAGACACTCGGAATCAATGGTCCAGCTGCTATCCAAGCAATGGGAATCGATAAGTTCAACGACACATGCCGCGGGCTGGTTATGGACTGTGCGGATGCCTGGGAAACTATTATCCCCCGTCTCGGCCGATGGGTCGACTTCAAGGGTGGATATAAGACCATGGACCCGGAGTTCATGAACGCCACTTGGTCGGTTTTCCACCGGGTTTGGGACAAGGGACTTGTATACCGAAGCCTAGCACCCATGCCATTTTCCACCGGCTGTGGCTCTTGCCTCTCTCATTTTGAAGCAAAGTCCAACTATCAGGACACACAGGACCCGTCCGTGGTTATTCGGTTTCCACTGGTTAACCGTGAATGGCTAGAGCCAGCACAACGCAATCTCATTGTATCATTCCTGGTATGGACTACTACACCCTATTCACTTACTGGAAATATGGCGTTGTGTATCAGCCCGGATATTGAATACTGTCTAGCCGAGGACACTTCCCAGCTATACATTCTAGCTACATCTGCAGTCCCAGCCTGGACCTCCGCCGAACATCCACTCCGGATTCTCCGCACACTCTCCGCACAAGACCTTATTGGCATGCGCTATGACCCACCATTTGACTACAATTACCATCTAGCCGAGCACAACAGCAATAACACGCAGAAAGTGTTTTCCGTTGTATGCGACTCCTACGTAAAAGTAGATGCCGGCACCGGTATTGTCCATCTAGCACCCGGTATGGGTGAAGACGATTTCCGCGTATGCCTCCGTGAAGGCCTCATTGACCAACATCGACCCGAAACGATTCCCTGCTACATTAACGATGCAGGCGAACTCACTATCGGCCACTCTGCAGGCACTCATGTAAAGCAAGCCGACCGAGCCATAATTAAAGAGCTTAAGGACGCAGGACGGGTGTTTAGTGCGCGAACGATTACGCATTCTTACCCATTCTGTTACCGGACGGATACACCACTAATTCAGAAGGCCGTTTCCGCGTGGTTTATCAATGTGCACCCAATCAATGACCGGATTAACCAATTGAATCGTGAGAACATCAATTGGGTGCCGGAATCAGTTGGTGATTCACGATTCGCAAACTGGCTGAAAACGCCACATGATTGGTCATTCGGCCGTTCCCGATTTTGGGGAACGCCGGTTCCACTCTGGACTAACTCGGATTACACAGAGGTTGTATGCGTGAGTTCTGCCAGGGAACTTGAGCGTCTAGCCGGGCTTCCGCACGGTTCAATTGTCGATTTGCATCGCCAGTTTATTGATTCTGTGTTGATTCCTTCTCAAAAACAGCCCGGGACCTTCTTGAAGCGTATTCCGGATGTTTTCGATTGTTGGTTCGAGTCCGGTGCTATGCCATACGGTAAGTTCGCAGTTGAGAACCAGCTATTTGGTGATGAAATTTACGATATGCTGTGTGGTCGTGGTGAATGGTGTGAGACGTTCGCACGTGCCTTCCCTGCTGATTTCATTGGTGAGGGCGTGGACCAGACCCGCGGATGGTTTTATACGTTACTTGTGTTGGCCACTATCTTGTTTGATGATACCGCATATCGGAATGTCATCGTTAACGGTCTGATTCTTTCCAGTGACCCTAGTGTGAATAACGGCCGTTGGGTAAAGATGTCCAAGCGGCACAAGAATTATGCCAGCCCGATGGAAGCTATGAACAAGTATGGTGCCGATGCGCTCCGGCTCTATATGCTGGATTCGCCCGTTACACATGCTGAAGCTCTTAAGTTTAATGAATCCGCTATTCTGGACAAGGGTAAGTTCCTGGCACAATGGTATAACTGTTTCCAATTCCTAGAACAGGAAATCCGGATGTTGCAAACTCTGGGTGTTCACCAAGATGCACGGCTAGACACCGAATCCATCCTATCTGGTCCTCTAAACACATATGATAACTGGATTCTTGCCG